ACAAAATCCCCCGCCCAAAAACAACGCCAGAAACAACCAGAGCCCAAAAGACAAAAACCCAAAAAATTTTTCAACGTAGGGTGGCGCGTGTTTTTTTTAAGGGTTTACGGCGGGGGGGGGGGGGGGGGGGGGGAGGAGGAGGGGCGCCTGCCGGACGGAAGCAGACCGGCTCTTCCCCAGCAGCGGGACCTGCCCTGAAGCGAAATACCTCCTCACCTCCTCACCTCCTCTCACCAGCGGAAACATGGTGAGGAGGTAGGGGACCTCCTCACCTCCTCACCTTCATGAGCACTGGTCTGGTATCAGAACACCGTTCATCCGCCCCCCTGGTCAGCAGCATCACCGCGAGTTACCGTGAGCAGCATGAGCAAGGGTCTCGATTATGCGTTCAAGCCCCACCCGGCTCCGGCGGCAATCAAGGCAGCTGGCGCCACCTGGGTCGGCCGGTACATCTCCTCCCTCCTGGCGAACGACGGCAACGGCAAGAACCTGCTGCCAGCCGAGAAGAACCATCTGCTCGCGGCCGGGATCGAGATCGTGCTGTTCGTCGAGGAGGGCGCGCAGCGGATGCTGGGCGGCCACGCGGCCGGGGTCGCCGATGCCCAGCACGCCGTCGCGGTGGCCAAGGTCCTGGGCCTGGACGGCATCCCCTTCTACTACGCAGCCGACTGGGACGCGACCCCGGCCGAGCAGACGGCGATCAACGCCTACCTGGACGGCACGGCCTCGGTGCACGGCGTGGAGCGCAACGGCATCTACGGCGGCTACTACGTGGTCCAGCGCTGCCTGAACGCAGGCAAGGCCCACTTTGCCTGCCAGACCCGGGCCTGGTCCGGCGGCCAGTGGGACTCCCGGGCGAACATCCGCCAGGGCGCGACCACGACCGTGGGCGGCGCCAGCTGCGATGACGACCTGTCCATGACGGCCGACTTCGGCCAGTACCCGCGGCCGAAGGCGCCGGCCGTGAAGCCGGCCGTGCCGCCTGGCCAGTGGCTCGACCCGAAGGCGTGGACCTGGGCTGAGGCGACGATCACCGGCAAGGGCCTGGACGGCAAGCCGTACCAGTTCGCCTATAGCACCAAGACCGGCACCTGGGCCAAAGTGGCCTGACCCGGGTGCCCTAGGTTCCTGGATAGAGTAGCCAGTCCAGGCGTAGCGCCGAAGGATGGGCTTGGCCTGGTGAGGCGGTCCAGGTAAAGCGGTGCAGAGCTAGGGCAGCAAGGCAAGGCAGTCTAGGCGGGGTACCGCGGCGACAGCATGGCTAGGCCCGGTGCGGCAGCCAAGGCTTAGCGTGGCCTGGCAACGCAAGGTGAGGCGAGGCAGGACTGGTTACGGCCGGTCCTGCCTTTCGCTCCAGCTAGCAGCCGAACTGCCGTTTCAGCGTCAGGAAGTCCTCATACAGCTCGTACTGGCCTTCCCGGCTGGGGTTAGCCGCCGGCCTGGGCGGCTTCGGGACCGGGCTGGCAGTTATCAGCCTGATCACTGCGCACCAGCGCAGGTCAGAGGCGCGCTGGTTAGCAGCGATCCGGCTGGAGTTGGACGCGCTGATGAAGAACACGTACCAGAGCCCGCCGAGCAGCAAGAAGACGGCGAGCACGATAGCGACGATAGACAGCAGGGTTGCCCCTGACCTGGGCAGCTCGTCCGCCGGCTTAGGGTCCACTGGGGGTGCTCCTGCCGCGCCGCATGTCCAGTTCCCTTTCCGTTTCGTTCACCCGGATGGCCAGGGCCTCGTACGCCCGGTTAGCGGCTTTGTTGTACTCTTCCAGCCGGTCGGTCAGGTCCTTGGTGGCCAGGGTGTTGTCCCGCAGCACGGTCGCCGTCTTCCAGATAGCCCGGACCAGAGCCGCCACGCCGCCCAGCACGACGACAGCCGAAGCCAGGATCGCGGTGATCGTCAGTGCTATGGCGCTAGACGATTCGGCGGCAGCGGCCAGGATCAATTTTCCTCTCTTCACCGGGTGTCTCCAGTATGAGCCCGGCCACGGACAATGAGTTAGTTCCTCCTGGTCAGCCCCCGGTTACCGTGCCTGCCTTCTGCTATCTTATTTGACAAGCACTTTGGTAGTCTGGTACTTTGGTGACATGGACCAGGAAGACCCCGAGCGGGCAATGAGCATCCGGGTACCGGAGAGCCAGCACCGCCAGCTGCGGGCGCTGTACGTGGCGACCGGGCGATCCATGAAATCGATGATCAACGAGGCCATCCAAGAGTGGCTCGCCAGGCAGGAGAAGGAAAATGGGACTGATCCACAGCAGGGCCAGTAAGCAGCGGGACAAGGCCGCGGCCCGGGTGCTGAAGGACGAGCACGAGGACAACGCCGAGGCGCGCAGGCAGGCCGACCTGGCCGGCAAGCCCTGGTACCTCCAGAAGACGATCGGCAGCGCCATCCAGGCGGCAGGACGGCAGCACGCCGCTGCTGAGAAGGCCGCTGACGCAGAGTTCTTCGCGCCGAGCGCGGCCGATGGCGTCGCCGAGCGCATGAGCACGCTGCGCGACCTGCACCAGCGCGGCATCCTGGACGACGACGAGTTCGCCGCCAAGCGCGCCGAGATCCTGGGGAGCCTGTAGGGGTGAAGAACTACGTCTGCACCGTCAACGGGACCACGACCTTCACGCTGAGCGGGGAGACCGCAGGCGAGGTCGCGGCCCGGATCCGCAGGGACGGCAAGGCCGGCCTGATCACCAGCGACGACCACGTCCTGACGATCGACCCGGCGAAGATCGCCACGCTGGATGTCATGGTCATGTTCCGTGTCGGCGGCAGCGCCGAAGTCCAGCCGCCGCCCGCCAAGTTCAAGCCGGCGCCGGCAACGGCGCCAGAAGTGACAACGAGGTCATGAGACTCTCAGTCGCACTTGCAGGTGCACTTGCTGCCCTGTGCCTCGCCGCGGCCCCGGCCGCTCAGGCATCCGCCCATCCTGCCCCGAAGGTTACCTCCAGCTACACGTGCCACAAGGCGGTCGACCCGCTGAACTCAAAGAACCCGGACGGCAGCTGGCACTACGACAGGCAGTGCGACCTGAGCGTCACGGCCGCCGGCCTGGTGAGCTTCAGGGTCGTCACCGCAGGAGCCCGCGGTACGACGGTCATGTTCTTCGAGTCGCAGCCCGCAGAATGGCTCAACGGAGTCCAGCAGCCGCAGGGCATGGGAGCCGGCCACCAGCCCGAGACGCTGCCCTACAGCCTGACTGCCGCGGTCCCCGGCGGCTGGCGGTACCTGTGGACATGGACGGTGACGCTGCCGCTGAATCAGCAGGTGCCTCACATGTACGTGACCTCGGTCAGGCGCTAGGCAGCAACCTGAGCGGCCAGGAGTGCGGCCTCCTGGCCGCTCAGCCATGCCTACTGAAGCTGGGTGCAGCGGCCCCAGGAGCCCGGCTGCACGACGGTTCCGGTGGCGTTGGAGACGTTCTGGGCCCAGGCCAGCGCGACGCTGCCGGAGCTGCCGGCCGTGAAAGCCGAGGTCTCCCGGAAGCACTGGACCAGGGTGACTGAGTTCCGGGCACAGCCGTACGGGATGCCCGCGCCGTAGCTGTGCACGCCATGGCGCGACGTGATGTTGTCGGCGCTCGCGTCGGAGGACGTCGACCCGGGGCCGCTGCACTGGCGGAAGCCCGAGGTGCCGGTCGGGACAATCCACGCCACGGAGATATCCGCGGCGGCCAGGCCGGAGAAGGCGACCTCGAACTCGACGACGTAGACGCCGCCCGCGACCACCGGGAAGCTCAGGTACGGGTCGGCGGTCTCGGTGGTCACCGAGGGCCGGGTAGTGGCAGCCGGAGTGATGACGAACATCGGCTCCATGCTGGACAGCTGGCCAGCGGTGATGTCCTGGCCTGCCGTCCAGGTCGGGAACTGGTAAGGGGTTGTCATCTGCCTCAGATCCCTGTGGTGGCCGGGTAGAACAAGCTGACGGCCTCACCTGCATTGTGCGACAGGACGACACCGTTGATGCTCCTGGTGATCTGGAACGTCTGCGGGCTGGTGAGGCCGGTGATGCCGTGGACGGTGATCCGCTCGCCGTTCATGATCACGTCGAACGGGAAGTCGCTGGCCGCCACGGTCCACAGCGGGAAGCCGGGGTCGGTCGTGGCCACCTGCATCGTGGTGTCGCTGGGGCCGATGCCCACGTCCAGCTGGCTGCCGTCGGTATCGGCCTTGCCGTAGTAGGCGCCGTTGTCGGAGACGGCCGTGAAGTACGGCAGCGCCGGGACGGCATTCCAGCCGATCGTCCAGGTGTAGATGCCCAGCGTCTCGGTCCAGCCGACCGCCAGCTGCTGGATCAGCTCCGGCGGCAGCCAGGGCGGCGGGTGGGAGATGGTCAGCAAGTCGCCGACATCCAGCGAGGTGATCGGGCCGAAGACGGCGCCGATCTCGGCGTTGCGGGCCAGGTTGACGTTGATCTGGGGGAACCGCGGCTGGTCCACCGACCCGATCGACCGCAGCCAGCCGGCCACGCCAGGCAGCTGCTCGTCGGAGGCCACGTTGACCGTGTAGGTCTTCGGGTACGGGCCGACGCCGGCCGGCGGCGGGTTTACTGACAGCCGGCCCGTCTGGGTGGATGCAGTAAACGACGAGCCGCCGGTACGAGTGACCGTGATGCTGTTGGCCAGCAGCTGGTCGTCATCGGTCGGCGCGAGCGGCGCGACCAGCTGGGACTGGGCGTAGTCCAGCGCGCAGACCGGCGTCTGATTGCACATGTCGACCCGGGTCCGGTAGCCCAGGCCGAACATCCTGCGCGGCTCGTACAGCTGGCCCAGGTCGGCGTTCTCGCACTCCTGGAGCAGGGACATCAGGGTGCCCGGCTGCTGCGCGCCCATCAGCGCCGTGTCCTCGTTGCTGCCGGTGACCTCGGTGTCCACGCCTTCCTCGGAGCAGAGCCGCTGGAACCGGTCGGCAGCCTGCTCGCCCTCGTAGGCTGCTGCAGCGAAGGCCATCTCGCTGATGTCGGTCGTGATGTACTGCACGGCCGGGGCGCCGAGCGAGGTGGTCCGGAGCAGGCCGCCGGGGTTGACGATGACCTGGGTGACCGTGGAAACTCCCACGCCGGCCACCGAGCCGCTGAACAGCAGCTCGGTGGAGTCCTGGCCGGGCGGGACGACGCCGAGGACCCAGGTGATGCTGGTGCCGTTCTGCTGAAGCTCGGCCGTGACGATCAGCGGGACGCCGTTGACATGGAACTGCTCGGCGCCCGAGGTGAAGATGACCGCTCCGGCGGCGGAATAGCCGGTCAAAGTCAGCGTGCCGCCCGTGCCGTAGATGACGTCCAGCTGGTAGATGCTGCCGGTGGTGAACATCCTGGCGAGCACGCCGAGGTTGGTGTCCCCGGCCGCCGGGACGTCCAGCAGGAACCGCAGCGTGTTCGCCGACACGACGCCGACCGAGCTGGCGCTGTAGGTCATCTGGAGCTTGCCGCCGGCCCCGTTCCCGCCGGTACCTCCGCCATTGACGTTAAAGCCCAGGCCGCCGCCGCCACCGCCGCCGCCGCCAGGACCTGACCCGTTGCCCCCGTGACCGCCCGTGGAGCCTCCGGTTCCGCCCTTGCCCCCGCCGGCCACCGGGGTGGCCCCGACCGACCCGCCAGGCGTCGCGGCGTTCCGGCCCGCCGGGCCGGCCGATGACGGGCCGGCCGAGCCTCCGCCGCTGGCCGCACCGGAGCCGGTGTCCGTCCCGCCCTTGCCGCCAAGGCGCAGCACCTGGCCGACCGAGCCGCTGCCGCCGCCGCCGGACCCGCCGGCCGACCGGGAAGGAACCCCGCCGGGAGTAACCAGCAGCTTCGTTACCCCGTTGTAGGTGAACTTGGTCTGGGTGCCCAGCGTGCCCAGGTGGTTCGAGGTGCCGCCGACACCGCCCGTGCCGACCTGCCAGGTGTACGGCAGGCCCGGTTCCACCGGGATGACGGTCTTGCCGTAGCCGCCGCCGCCGCCGCCGAAGCCGCCCGGGTGCGGCGTGCTCTCCACCGCGGTGCCCACGCCTCCGGCCCCGGGCCCGCCAGGGCTCCAGCCCTCGACGGTCAGGCTGAACACGCCCGGCGGGATGACCCCGGACCCTGACCCGGACGGGAAGATGACGGTATTGAGCTTGGCCGCGGGCGCGCCGGCCCCGATGACGCCGTTCCACGACGAGCCGTTCAGCACCGGGATGGCGGCCGACCCCGGGAACGGGCTGGCATTGGACAGGGTCGGCACGCCGGAGATCGTCATCGGCTGCACGCCCTGGACAGCGGACGCCAGGCGGGTTGCGGAGGTCCCGTCATCGGCCGGCCAGAAGCCCGCGGGCGCGGCGGCGCCGGTCAGGTTCTGGTAGTACCGGGTCAGGGCCGTGCCCAGGGTGGCCGCTCCGGACTGGGTCAGGCGCCGGATGATCCCGGCTACGGTGATCTGGGTGAAGACGTCCTGGCCGGTGGTATCCCACTGCGGCGGCCAGGCCGGCACTTCGCCCCAGAAGCGGTAGTCCAGGGTGCTCATCAGCGGGTCGGTAGGCGCCGACAGCCGCAGCTGGTTGTTCCTGCCCAGGTCGCCGAAGTACGGGCCGGCCGGATTCCGCGGGCTGAAGCGGCCGTCGCGGTTGTTGATGGTCAGGCCCAAGGCACCGGGGCTGATCGTCGAGGCCTCGTTCGGCCGGCCGCGGCCGATGGTGATGGCATCGCGCTGGTAGACGAAATCGGTGATGTCGATCCAGGTGCCGCCGACGAACAGCTCGACGAAGATGACCAGCGGCTGCAGCGGGAAAACCTGCGGCGGGTTGACCACCTGGCCGCTGGCGATGAAGCCGGGCTTGGGCACCGCGACGCTGCCGGACATGCTGCCCAGGGTGCCCGGGTTGACCTGGCCGGCCAGGGACGGCTTGGGCACGGCGATCGATCCCGTGGCCGAGATCGGCAGCACGTTGATCATGGCGACGGTACTGATATTGGTCATGCCGGGAGGATTTCTGCGAGGGCGAAGGAGTTCAGCGCCGCGGTGTTAGTGAACCCGACCGATATCGGCGTGCCTGCGACGGACAAGGCCGCGGCCTCGACGGCGGCCTCGGTGTCGCCTGCAACACCGCCGTCGTACTGGCCGTAGATCGAGGTGGTCCCGTTGGCGGTCAGGACCTTCGCCCCGCTGCCGGTGCCGAAGGCGCCTACCACCTGGGAGTTTACCGTTCCCGGGGTGATCGACAGGTTCTGGTTCGAGGTGTTGAAGACGCTCGCCGTGACGCCGGGCTGCGAGGCGGCCGGAAGTGCATTCGCGAACTGCCGGACGATGATGGAGCAGTCGACGACGGTGGACGGCAGGGCAGTAGCGGTCACCGTGGCAGCCCCGGACCAGGCGTCCCGGCACCAGATCGCGCAGTAGGGGCCGCCTGAGGCGCTGGATGCTGCTTTCAGCAGCGTCCACGACCCGGACCCGCTGGTGTCGGTGATCGCCAGCGACGTCTGGCCGATGCCGTTGCCGTTGCCCCAGCTGACAATCGCCACCTGGAGAGCCCCCGCGGTCGGCGTGTAGCTGCCCGAAGTCACTGCGTTGGTGTTGGAGTGCGCGTAAGCCGCGCCTGCCGTCTCGGTCAGGATCCCGTTGTCAGCGGTGCCAGCCAGGGCGGGCTTCGGCACGGCGATGGAGCCCGCTGACGTGACCGCGGTATCCCCGGCCAGGACCTGCACGAACATCGCCGACAGGTCCAGGTTGTAGGTGGTGCTCCATAGCGTGGTCCAGGTCACGCCGTCCGGCGCGGTCTGGAAGAACAGCGTGCCGCCGGACTCCAGGATCTGCCACCAGGCATGATTCGTCGCGTTATAGGCGACTGTCGAGCCGAAGGTGAGCACGCCCGCCTGGGTGATCTGGGCGGTCATGCTGCCGTTGAAGTACAGGATCTCGATGGCATTGTTGGCGTCGGAGTACAGCTTCAGCGACAGGACCCCGGTGCCATCGGCGGTGTACGGGCCGAACTTGCCGAAGACGCCGTAGCCGTAGACGCTGTAGGCGCTGGTCGAGACCAGGGACGAGTCGTAGCTGGGGTCAGTGTTGATCGAGACCTGATCAGCACTGACCGTGACCGTGCCGAAGCTGTTGTCCCACAGCGTGGCCAGGTCGTTGACGGTGAACCCGTCGGCGAGCGCGTACAGCGGGATCCCGGGCGGCAGGATGGGCAGGAACACCACGACCAGGCCGGCTCCGAAAGCGGTGGCATTCGTGGTCCAGTGCCCGGCATCGGTGATCGTAGCCCCGGCTCCGGGGCCCGGGTTGGTATCGACAGCGGTGTGCGCCACCGATGAGGTCGCGCCGTCGTTGGTGACGTTGGTGAAGCCGGTGCCGGATTCGTTCCAGGTGTTGGTGGCCGCAGCGGCCTCCTGGACGAAGGCCCCGATGGCGAACTGGCCCAGGCCGTTCGCGGCTGCGGTGGCCGCGGACATCGCCGAGAGCGTCCCGGTCGAGGCGCCGGAGGCGAAGGTGCCCGCGATGTCCAGCGGGGCGATCTGGTTGCCCTCGGGCAGCTCCAGCAGGGTCACGGTCATCGCGCCCGTGCCGGTCAGCGTGGTGGTGAAGGTCGGCGCGGCGTCGCTGCCCACGGCGGTCTTGGTCCAGACGGCAACGTAAGCATGCGGCGACGTCGGGGTGTTCTGGGAGGACTGCTGCAAGACCCAGCCGCTGGTGCTGCACGCGATGGCCGTGACGCTGGTGGCCGCCGCGGCCGAGACGACGGCCACCAGCAGGTCCCCTGCCGCGGTGGTCTGGCCGGTCCCCCACGAGCCCGTGACGCTGCCTGAGGTGCTCCGGACCATGGTCGGGGTACCGAGGGAGGTGACCGGGCTGAGCACCGTGGCAGAGCCGCTCAGGCCCGGCTTCGGCACGGCGGCGGAGCCGGTCGACGTGGTGTCCGCGCTCGTCCCGGAGCCGACCACGCCGGAGATGGCGGGCTTCGGGACGGCGATCGAGCCCGAGGTGATGACCGGCGGCACGTTGACGTCGGTGACGAAGCTGGTGCCGGTGGCATCGGAGCCGAAGTCGCCTGCGTAGACCAGCACCGAGACCGCCGTGGCCGTCATCGAGTAGACGCTCGAATAGATGTTGGTCCAGGTCAGGCCGTCCGGAGCGACATCGAAGTACAGCGTGCCCAGCGCCTCGCGGATCCGCCACCAGGCGTGCGCGGTCGCGCTGTAGGTGATCGGCGCGCTGGTGACCGTGACGCCGCCGTACACCGTCCGCACGAGCAGCTGGCCGCCGGCGTAGATGATGGTCGCCGTGTTGCCCGCAGCGTCGACGATCTGGAGCCCGGTCTCAGCCGACGGGGCGATGTACGGCAGGACCTGGGCGAAGACGTAGCTGCTGACGATGTTGTAGGTGATCGAGCTTTCCAGGCCCGAGTCATAGGCGGTATCAGCCTGGATCGAGCACTGGCTGGCCGCCACCGCAACCGTGCCGAAGGTGTGCGACCACAGCGTGGCCAGGTTGTTGCTGTCGAACGAGTCCGTCAGCATGGACAGGGCGTTCGGGTTGGTATTGATGTTGGTGATGAAGGCGGTACCGGTGACGGTGCCCGGCGAGAAGACCCCGGCGAAGGCCCCGGCCGTCAGCGCGGTGATTGCCATGGTGTAGGTCACCGACCAGAAGTTCGTCCAGGTGCTGGCGTCCGGTGCCGTGTCGAAAAAGATCGTCCCGGCGGCCTCGCGGATCCGCCACCAGGCATGATTCGTCGCGTTGTAGGTGACGAACGGGCCCTGCGTGACCACGCCGGCCTGCTTGATGCTGGCGGTCATGCTGCCGCCGGCGTACTCGAAGATGATCTCGTTGTTGCCGTCGAGGTACAGCTGGAGCGCCGTCTCGCCATCGGCGTAGAGGTACGGGCTGACCTGGGCGAAAATGGAGCTTCCGGTCAGGTTGTAGGTGCTGGTGGACTCCAGGGCCGAGGAGTAGCCGGTATCCGCCTGGATCGAGCATCTCCCCGTCGCGACGCCGACCGTGCCGTAGGAGTTCGCCCACAAGGTGGCCAGGTCGTTGCTGCCGAAGGCGTCGATCAGCGTGGCCAGGGCCGAGCTGCCGGACAGGCTGCTGTTCGTGCCGATGCCGGCCAGGCCGGGCTTAGGCACCTGAAGGCCGCCGGTCGCGGTGAAGGCGCCCGCGGCGGTAACCGAGGCGATGCCTGCCAGGGCAGGCTTGGGTACGGCTACGGACCCGGTAGCCGTGAAGACGTTCCCGGTGTTCGGGTCCGGGCCGGCCGGGGACCAGATCCGCACGTAGTCGACGGCGAAGACCTCGGCCGGCAGGCTGGCCGCGTTCGGCGTGCCGTAGCCGGCGCTCGGGTCGACCTGGCAGACCAGGATGACGTACATCCCGCCCTGGGTGGTGAAGTCCCAGCCGCCGCCAGCCGCGTTCGCGCCCGCCTGGGTGAGCGTGTAGAACAGCGTCCCGTCGATGAAGATCTGGATCTCGCCCTCGGTGAGGTCCAGCCGCCAGGTGTGGTAGTTCCCGTCGCCGACATTGAAGCCGCCGGACTCGCCGAGCGGCGTGCCGCCCGAGGCGTTGGTCCCCCAGATCGTGACGAAGGACTGGTTGATGTTGGGGTCGCCCGACTCCTCCATGTCGATCTCGGCCCAGGTGCCCCCGGTGTACTGGCTGTTCACGCCCGCGAACCACAGGGCTGGCCAGGCGCCCTGGAACGGGAAGATCTTCGCCCTGATCTCACACGACTGGCCGGCCTGCACCGCGTACTTCGGCGTGCCGCCGACCGAGGCGCCGCTCGCGGAGGTGTCCAGGCGGGCCGTCGGGTAGTCGCCGGAAGGCACGCCGAGACTGTTCAGCACGCCCAGCTTGACGACGAGGTTGGAGGCGCCGTCCTGGAAGACGACCGAGGTGTCATTGACGTACCACTCGATGTGGCCGCCGCCGAAGTTGGAGCCGCCGGTCCCGCTGAGCACGTTCCAGATGGAGGAGCTGGGCAGCGTGCCGGCCACGCCGCTGCTGCCGGAGTGGACCACGCCGTTGACGTCGGTCCAGCTGCCCCCGTTGAAATCGTCGTTCAGGATGTAGTGGCCGCCGCTGGCGCCCGCGGGGACCTGCGCCACCCAGATGCCGGCGTAGGCGCCCGATGCGTCGTTGGACTCGACCAGCGGGGTCCAGGTCAGGTTGTTCGTGTCAGACAGGCTCATCGAGATGGAGCCGTTCTGGACGAAGTTCGAGTTGACCGAGACGTAGGCGACCAGCAGAACGCCAGCAGCAGGCTGCGTTCGGAAGATTGCGGTCTGCTGCACATTCGGCGTGGTGAAATCCGCGGCAGTCTGGCCGAGTGCGGTCACGGTCGACTGCACCGAAAGGGTGCCGGCCGCCAGGATCTCGGCCAGCGCGATGTTGCGCCGGGTATTGGCCGGGGCGGTCGCGCCGTAGGTGGTTGCCGCCCCCTTGGCCGGCGCGGCCGTCGAGTGGAACGTGCCGTAGCTCGCCAGGTTCGACGAGTCGTAGACGTTCTGGCTGAACGTGGTGCCGGCCGCCGCGGTGTAGGCCACGCCGGGCTGCCACTCCATCAGCGCACCGCAGATCCGCGAGCCGGTCCCCTTCGGCGTGATGGCCAGGCTCGGGGTCGCCGATGCGCCCGCTGAGTAGTGCTTGGCCGTAGCGCCGCCAGCCAGGATGGCTGCTATCGACTGGGCGCCGGAGATCGCCTCGACCGTCAGGGCCATGCCGATCTGCGGAACACCCTGGTAATTGCTGCCGCCGACGGTGCCCAGGACTGCTCCGCTGGCCTGTGCGGTCACCAGCATCTGGTTCGCGGGCGTCGTGATCGTGAGGACTAGGAACCCGGCGTAGAGAGTCGAGTTCTCGACGCTGGTGATCGTCGGGTTGCCGGTCGACCCGACGTGCTCGGCGAGACCGATACAGGTGGCCTGGAGGCCCCCGACTACCGAGTCGTTGCTCTCGCCGATCGGCGGGATGACCGCGGTCCAGCTGGCGGGCAGCGCCAGGGTGTGGATGCCGGAGGTGGCCGACGAGCCGTAATCCAGGCCTCCTGCAAACAGCAGCACAACCTGGCTGCCGGTGACGCCGCCCGGGAACGTCGGCGTGTAGGTGGAGGAGTTCCCGCCGTTGTTCCCGAACGAGGTAGTCCCGACCGTGGCCGGAGGGTAGGCGGAGATGGTGACGATCGCCACGCAGGTCCCGCTGAAGGTGACCGTGACCGAGGGCTCGTTCGCCACCGCGGTCTTGGTGAACACGCCGAACGGGGCATTGGCTGCTGACCTGGCTGTCCAGCCGGCCGGGGTCGAAGCATGCACCACACCCGGGCTGGCCACGCCGCCGTGGGCGCACATGACGAGCAGGTCACCCGCCTGGTAGGACGGCGGCGGCTTGACCACCACGGTCGTCGAGGTCGACGCGTGCGGGGTGATCCCGAAGCTGTAGCTCAGCAGGCTGCTCATCAGCTGAAGTTGTTCCAGGTCATGGTGAACGCCCCGCCTGAGAGCGTCCCCGGAGTCTGCTGAGTGTGAGCGCCGACAGTGGTGAGGTAGGTGATGTTCGCCGGGTCGATGGCAGGAGTCATAGAGATATTGCTGAAGGTGAGAGTGCCGTAGTTCGGCAGATTGCTATTCTCGTTCTCGATGATCACCACGGCATCGTTCTGCGGGTACTGCCAGCCGAGCGTCGCGATGCCGACCGCCTGGACCGGAGTCGAGTTCGTGTAAGTCCAGCTCTGCGTGGCGTTTGACTGAGTGGACACCCAGTAGTTCCCGGACAGGGCCAGTGTCAGCGTCATCACGTCACCGGCCGATGACGGGTAAAGAGCGGTATTCCAGAACTGGCTCGCCCCGTTCCCGGCAATGAACCAGGTCCACGAGGTAAGAGTGTTGTTGTTGCCGGAGTGGCCAGTGTCGTAGAACGAGTAGATGCCGGTCTGGAAGATGTTCCCGATGCCGACCCAGATCGATCCCTCAGAGCCAGCCTGGCCGGACAGGGTGGGCACCGTGAAAGTAGCGGTGATAGACGTGACCGGAGCATTCGCCGAATTGCACTGGATGCCGCCCCAGATCGTGTTATTCGCGGCGTTAGGCACTGGTCCGGATTGATCCATGACAGGACGTACCGGTCCTCGCAGGCGCCTGCGCCGCATGCTCAGGTCTAGTGTCATGGGCCCAGCACCTTGGCCAGTCCGCCGTTCACCCGGATGTGCTCCTTGATCAGCGAGATCAGGTCCCTCATCACGCCAGCGGAGCTGTCCACGCCCAGCTCGACCTTCAGCACACCGCTGCCCACGGCGCCGAACGCCGGCCCGGCTGCATGAGGCTGGGTGTGCGGGTAGACGTGGCTGCCCTGCGGCAGCCGGACCAGCTCGCGGCCGTACTCGCCGACCGTGGCCCAGCCGCCGCCGATGCCGCCCGTGCCGTAGCCCACGTAGGTGCCGCCCGACACCAGGCCGGGGATCCTGTCCGGGCTGCCGTAGCTCGCCGCGATGTACCGCTCGGAGGAGATCAGGTTGTCGACCGGGCTCCAGATGTTGCCGTGCCCCGCCATCATGTAGGCCCGGAACGTGGCCGGCATCATCTGCGCGATGCCGCTGGCGCCGCTGGGGTTCTGGGCCCTGGAGTCGCCGCGGGACTCCTTGCTGACCAGCACGCCCATGTCATGAGCCCACGAGGAGGGCTTACCGGAGATGCCCAGGGACTGCGCGATCCAGGAGCCGACCGTCCCGCCCGGGGCCGCGCCGCCCGCGCCCTTCGGGAACCCGCCCGGCGGTACGCCGGTCCACAGCAGCGGCATGCCGCGGATCCCCATCAGGATCGGGCCCATCCCGCCGCCCTGGCTGATGACGGTGTTCATGTCCTTGACGATGGCCACGTGGCCAGGGTCCGGGCCGCCGCCCATAGAGTGGTAGAACGCCAGGCCGCCAGGCTGCGGGCCGGAGCGCCTGACCCAGGATCCCTGAGCCTCCGACGTCCGGGGGGCGTGGATGCCGAATCGCGAGTAGACAGCCTGGGTGAATCCCGAGCAGTCGGCGCCTCCGGGGACAGCAGTACCGCCCCACACGTACGGGATCTTCCCGATCCAGGACTCGGCGTACTTCACGATCTCGCCGGCACCGCCGCCCAGCTGGCCGCCGGCGATCAGGCTCTTCACGAACTTCATGGCCTGGCCGACGATGGTCTTCGGGATCCCGATCATCATCTTGGCCAGGTCAGCCGCCGCGGGCGAGCCGATCAGCTTCATCAGGTCATTGCCGAGCGCGGTGGTGTTGCCGGTCAGCAGCGCGGAGCCGATGCTGACCGCGTCCTTGGCCCAGTTGAACGCGCTCTTGCCCGCGTTGACGATCGCCGAGATCGGGTTCGGGATGCCGCCAGAGGCGTACCCGGGCACGCCGACCGCGGAGAAGAACGGGGCCAGGATCTTGGAGTGGGCCGCCGAGACCACCGTCTCGTCCTTCGACACCCGGGCCAGCACGTCATCAGAGATCGGGCCGGTGCCCCGGGTGATCCTGCCGCCCCCGGCAAGGCCGGGCACGGACTTCAGCTTGGGGCCCCCGATTGCCCCCATGACGTCATTCCAGAACCGCACGATACCGCCGTCATAGACGGTCTTGATAAGGAAGTTAACCGGTCCCTTGAAAATCCCTTCTAGCTTGTTCCAGGTGGTCTTCAGGGTGTTCACCGAAGAGTCAAAGCCGCCCTTTATGGCGCCCAGCGTGCTGGAGATGAAGTTCTTGATGTTATTCCAGGTGCCCTTGACCCCGTTGTAGATGTCGTTCCAGCCCCTGGAGAATACGCCGGTAACGGTGGAGATGATGTTGCGGAAGCCGCTGATTTCGGCATTCCAGAAGGAAGCGAGCCAGCCCTTGATCGCATTCCACACGTTCTTGACGGTGCTGAATACGGAGTTCCAGCCGTCCGAGAACAGCTTCTCGACGTTGGAGAGCGTCGACTTGAAGAAGCCGAAGATGACATTCCAGATCGACTTGAAGAAATTGAGTATATTATTCCAGGTCTTGACGATGAACGCCCAGATGTCATTGTGGTACTTGACGATCAGCCCGGCCGGGCCGAGCAGCAGCGGCCACCACTGCTTGGCAAAGGACAGGATGTCATTCCAGATCCTGACGACGAAGTTCTTCACTTCATTCCAGGTCTTGACGATGAAGGCCCAGATCTGGGTGTGGTACTTCACGATGACCGCGGCGAGCAGGAGGGCGGCGGTGGCGATGGCGACGAACGGGTTCGTGTTCATCGCGATGGTCAGGAGCTTCCAGGCGATGACCGCCCCGGCCAGCACCGGCAGCATCGGCTGCAGCGCGCTGCTCAGCAGCTTGGTGATCCAGGTGACGACCGTGACGATCGCCGGGGCCAGCGCGATGAAGATCTTCAGGATCGCCGTCAGCACGGCGGTGGCCTGCCCGGTGAGTACCGCCAGGAACTGGGCGAACAACCCGATGATCTTCGGCAGGACCGGGGCCAGCCCGATGACCAGGGTGTTGACCAGCTTCGCTATCAGCGGGGCTATCTGGCCGACGGCATTGGCCAGCACGAACATGACACCGCTGTTCTCCAGCACGGTGAAGACCTGGCCCAGGGACTTCGCGAGGACCGTAACGGCCGGGGACAAGGCCACGAAGAGCCTGGCCAGCGTCTGGAGCACGCCGGAGATGCTGGCCAGGACGGCCCCGGCCAGCTGGGCCAGGATGCCGAAGACGATCTTGATGGCGGGCTCCAGCGCCTTGAAGGCGCCCATGATGGCGACGAGCACCGGGGCAAGATTCGTGGCCAGGGTGGCGGCGAGCTGGCCGATGATGGGCATCAGGGAGCCGACCAGCTTGACCAGCATGGTCAGGATCTGCATCGACGGGCCGATGGCGGGAGCCATGGCGGACAGCATCTTGCCCAGGTCGCGGCCGACCCCTGAGATCGTTGACGCCAGCTGGCCCAGGTAGGGGACAACCGCCTTCACGATGGTGACCAGCCCCGGCAGGATCCCCCTGACCAGCCCGGTTATCGCATTGACAAAGGGGAGGATGGCCGGGACCGCGGCCCGCATCAGCGGGATCAGCTGGGAGAAAACGCCTTCGATGTCCTTGACCACCGGCATGATGACCGGGCCGAGGGTCTTGAACACCCCGGCCAGCTGCGGGCCGATCTGCTTGAGGAAACCGCTGATCTGGCTCATCGCGCCGACCACGATGGGCACCAGCGGCTTGACGGTGGCCTGGAGCGTCGAGGTCACCTGCGTGCTCATGCTCTTCGCAGCCGCCTTGACGACCGGGTTCTTCTCCAGGATGGACGCCGCGAGCTGGCCGACCAGCATGGCGCCCATGCCCGCGCCCGCCACGCCGGCCAGGGCAGGCATCGTGGCCAGGGCGGCGGCGCCCGCGGTAACCAGGGCGCCCTGCTTGCCGAACGTGGTCGAGGAAGCGAAGCTCTTAGCGAAGCTGGCGCTGGACTGCTGCCCAGCCGCCGCAGAGCGCGCCCTGATGGCGTCGTAGGCGCCGGTCGTCGCGTCCTTGACCCGGACGGTGATGTCGACGATGTTCGGGATTAGATCTCACCTCCCTCATCCCGCCTGGTGCCGAGTTCCTCGATCCTCAGCAGCCTGAGCACCTCCGCTCCCTCGGCCCTGGCCTGGCTCGGCAGGCAGTGGAAGCGGTCGCAGATGCCGAGGATCGTCTTGGTCTCTATGAGTTCGGCAGGCTCCGTGACAAGCTCGCCAGCTGCTGTGACACCTCCGGGGAAATCCCGCCATTGTTCGAGCCGCTCAGCAAAGGGGGCGGCACCGAGGCGATCGCGGACATCCAGCCCATCAGGATCTGCATCGTGAAGTCGATGTCCTGGGCGCACAGCCCTGTGTAGTCGCACGGCTTGCCCGGGTCTTCCGGGTCCTCGGGCCGGTGGTCCGGGCACGGCGTGCCCGGCGTGCCCTGCTTGCGCGACTCACGGCAGACCGCCCAGGCGATCGGGACCGGCGTGTCGGTGTCGTCATCTTCCAGCAGGTTCCACTCGACGATCGAGCTGGCCAGCAGGTCGAAGACCGAGCCGATATCGCCGGTCGCCCCGGTGGCCAGCCCGGTCGCCATTATCGACAGCGTGACGAACTCATCGACGGTGACTGACTTGGCGAGGCACTCAAAGCCCTCCATGTCGGGGTCCTCGAACCTCAGCCGGTACTGCTTGGGCTTACGCCGGTAGCCGGCCTTCGCCTTCTTCGCTGTCATGTAGATCTCCCTAGCCAGCCACAGGGCCACGATCAGGATCTGAGGCCACGTCAGCTCCACGTCGGCACGGTGCCGTCGGCCAGCGACCCCGCAGCCGACCAGTTCAGGTCGCCGCCCGCGGCGCGGACCACGGTGTAATCGGTGTAGAGCACCTCGTTCGGCAGGGTGGCGGCGTTGACCACCATCGACGTGGTCCGGATCACCGCCGACGAGGTGACCTGCCTGAGCACCTTGTGCGAGCCGGCCGGGTTGAACTGGCCGTTCAGCGTGATGCTGAAGTCGGCCAGCAGGAGCAGCCGCTCGATCGCCGAGGAGTCCAGCCCGGTCACGTCGGTCACGGCACGCGGCGTGCCGAACTGCAGGTTGGTGACGTCGTTCCTGATGTCGGTCAGCGACCCGGTGACGTCATCGACGCTCATCGTGGTCCAGGCGATGCCTGATGCCTTGGCCATCGTCCCTCCTTTCCCAGAGCCAGGTCCGGAAGGCCATCAGGCCCAGGTCGGGACGGTGCCGTCCGCCAGCACGCCCGGCGAGGACCAGTTCAGGTCGCCGCCCGTGGCGCGGGTGATGGCGTAGTCGGTGTACAGCACCTCGTTGGCCAGCGACACCGAGTTCATGCCGATGGTGGTGGTCCGCTTCACCGAGGTCGACGGCACGGTCCTGAAGACCAGGTGCGCTCCGACAGAGTTCCACTGGCCGTTCAGCGTGATGCTGAAGTCGGCCAGCAGCAGCAGCCGCTCGATCGCGGCTTTGTCGATGCCGGTGACGTCGGTGACAGCACGCGGCGTGGCGAACTGGAGGTTGGTCACGTCGTTGCGGATGTCGGTGACGGTGGTGCCGTCTGACAGGTCCACGTTCAGCGTGGTCCAGGAGACTCCTGTGGCCTTCGCCATGGTTCACATCCCTTCTAGCCGCGCTGGAGCGCGGTCGCGAGCCGGTCCTGGTGGTTGGCGAACGAGTCGACCCAGTCGGCTGCGTTCAGTTCCTGGGCCGGCGTGCCGCGGGGATTCCCGCGCCAGTCGCCCCCGGTGATGAGGAAGCGCTCCTCGCGCTCCAGCCGCGTCTTGTGCTCCTCGAAGCACCGCTGGCCAGGCGGGTAGGTGAAGGTGGTCATCCCGTCCGCCTGCTTGCCCTCGTAGTGCGCGCGGGTACGGTCCTCGCGGGCATAGCTGGCCTGGAACGCCCCGAGCGGGCTGGTCTCGTCGATGACCAGCTGGTGGCCGCCGAGGAACTTCTCGCAGCGGACTTCCTCGCAGGTCGCCGGGCGCCAGTGGGTGCTGACCGGCGCGGCGATCTGGTAGCTCTTGTAGTTCGCCGCAGGCATGCCGGGCTGGATCCGGTTGAGCTGCTGAGCGCCGCGGAGGTCCACTAGAACACCACCCCGGCGGCGAGGTTGCGGACCAGGATCACGGCGAATCTGGCGTTGGTGAACGTGCCGGTGGTGACCACCCGGGTCCAGCGGCGGATCAGCGCGTTGTTTGCGGTGGCCACCCGGACGCCGTAGGGGCACATGGCCGGGGTGACCGCGCCGGTCGCCAGGCCGGTCACGTCGGCGTAGGAGCCCGGGGTGTCCGCGGTGAAGTCCTGCATCTTGACCGTCACCGAGGTCCCGGAGACGCTGAAGACCTGGACGTAGAGCTGGGCCCCGAAGCTCGCGCCGGCCGCGCCGCTGTCCATCCCGGCGGACGAGGCCGGGGCCGCGTCGAGCTGGATCCCGGCGGTGTGCTGAGTGCCCCACTCCAGCCCGAAGCCGTTGGCCTGAAGCGAGCAGACGAAGGAGAACGACCCGTCGGTGCCGCGGGTGCCGTCGTAGTTCAGCTGCTTGGACACCGCCCCGGCGGCCTCGTTCCCCACCGCCGTGCCCTGGAAGTAGCATCCGACCACGTCCGCGGCAGGCAGCAGGTACAGCCCGGCAGGCACCCCGGCGCCGTAGGGGTTGAACCACGATGCGAAGTCGAAGCCGCCATCGCGATGACCGCCGAGCCGCTCGTTGGCGCTGGACTTGATGCCGGTCACGTCGAGCGCGGCCGGGCCGCCGCCGATCTTGGTGACCGCGCTCACGTCACCGGACAAGTCCAGGCCGGACAGGTAGAAGTTGTCGCCCAGCCCCGCCACTTTGGTCATGGCAGATCGCCTCCCTGGATCCACATGTCGTTCACCACGACGGGGATCGTCACCGTCATGACGCGGTTCATCTTGCGGTCGATCTCCACGTAGCCCGCCTGGGCGGCCAGCGCCGTGCCCTCGGCGCCGAGCAGGTCGATGGCCCGGGTGCCGCCTGCGCCGCCCAGGTCGAAGTCAGCGGAGTAGGCGCCGATCAGCCAGGACACGGCGGACAGCACGTTCGGGTCGATCGCGTCGAACGGCTGGCTGATGAAGGACGTGTAGACGCGCTGCATCAGCACCAGCAGGCCCGAGGTGCTGGCCAGGCCCGAGGACTGCACCGGGGCAATGCGGTCCACCCAGACCGCGGCGGTCAGGCCGTTTCCGGGCGCGGACTTCGGCTCGTGGCCGTTGACCGCATCGAAGTAGCCCGAGGCCGCAGCGTGGCTGACCATCTTGTCGAAGATGGCGGCGATCGCGGCCTCGTTGAAGTTACTCACCAGTAGTGCAGCTCCTCGGCCAGCCGCTCAAGCTCCTCGGCGATGAAGGAGCGAGCCAGGAGCGTCATCCCGTTCTTCATGACCTCCAGGGCGTCAGCCTCAGGAGGAGCATCCGGCGTGTCCACGACCTCCTGTGCTAGCGCCCTGGCGCGTGCCAGCAGGGCGCGCTCGACCGGCACCACCGACGCGTCCAGGTGGGTGCGGCGGCGCTCCCTGCGCTGCGGGTCGGGGACCGGCATCAGCGCTCGATCTTGCCCAGGACGACGCCCTGGCTCAGGTCCAGCGCGCTCTTGCGCTCGACGAGCAGGTGATCGCCGCACGTCGGCACCGCGACGCAGGCGATCACCTGCTGCGGGCCGATCTGGTGCATCTGCCAGGACGGCGCCAGCGTGATGGCGTCGTTGGCCACCGGGGCCGGGGCAGGACCGCTGCCGTTGCCCTCGCTGGCGGCCATCTTGCCCTCGGCCAGGCATTGAAGGCACTTGTATGCGGACATCGGCTACTCCAGAAGCGTGATGGTAAACGAGGAACAGGACACGGTCGCGCCTGAGGTAATCGACAGCGAGTTCAGGTTCAGGTCGGCGCCGCTGGTGCCCACCGAGCCGGTCGCGATGACCGTGGTGCCGTCAGACTTCTCCAGCACGAAGTAGCCCGCCGTGCCGGTGGCCGCCGCGGTGCCCGAGGTGATGGCGTTGGCGGTCGCCGTCACCAGCCGGCCGGAGCCGTCCGTGCCGGACGCGACCGGGGTGCCGAAGGCGGTCGCGTTGAGCGTCAGGGTGACCAGCAGCGTGCCGGTCAGGGCGGTGTTCGCGGCAACCTGGGTGCCGGTGTAGATCTTCAGCTTGCCGGTGTTCAGCAGCGTGCACAGCGTCGCCAGCATGCCGCCGGAGCCGGCCATCGCCGTGTCGCTGAAGAACGGGTTATTCGCCATCTAGCCGCACTCCCTTGAAGTTCATGCGCTGATCTCCTTCGCGGCGAGCCCGGCCTCGCGTTCGGCCATGGCCTGGGCCATGCCGTCCATCTGCTGGCTGACCTCGCGGAATGTGTGGTAGCCCCGGAACCTGGTCACCGGGTAGTTGCGGCTGCCGACGCCCTCCAGCCAGGGGCCGTAGATGATCCCGCCGTCGGTGACGACCAGATCGTCCACCTGGCGCTCGGTCCTGATGGCGGACTCGTACCGGCCGGTCGGGTGCCGGAGCACGTCGTGCAGCCGGGCGTGGACGCGGTTGACCGCCTCCTGCGCCAGGTCGGCCCGGAGCTGATCGGCATGATGCCGGGTGATCTGGCCGGCCCGGCCGTCGAACAGCGGCCCGATGAGGATCTCAGACAACTCGCTGCCTCGCCTTCCTGCCGTGCTGGGTGAAGCAGCGGTTGCGCAGGTCCGGAATGCCCTGGCCGGGCGGCGGTCCCTTGGTCTGGCCGTCCTGATCGGGGCTGGAACCCGAGGACCCGGCGTAGGCGCCGGGCTCCTGGGTGACGCTGACGACGGCCTCGGCCACGGCCAGCTGCTTGACCAGCGCGGGCACGACGGAGATGGACAGCGCGTCGCCTGAGGTGTGCGCGGCTGCCGCGGTGCCCAGCTGGCCGCGCAGCACCGCCAGCTTGCGGCGGGCCCAGATGGTGCCGCTGGTGTGGGCGACCAGGATGGAGCCGTCCCATGCTCGCTTGAGCTGGAGGTTGTTGCCCAGGATGTTCTGGATCAGGCACCACTCGGTGTCCAGCTGGAGCACTTCGCCCTGCGCGAACTTGGTGCCGTCCGGGACGGCCAGGATGTTGTCGGCCATCGATGCGGTCGTCAGGCCGGTGAAGGCGACCGCGGTGCTCACGTAGTAGGCGTCGGTGACGATCATCCGCTCGGTCCCCGCGATGAGCAGGTCGCCGACGCCGATCAGGCCGCCCGAGCTGACCGTCACGACCGTGTCGCCGATGAGGGCGTTGGCGGCCAGCGTGCCGGCCGGGGCGGTCTTGCGCCAGTAGCCGTAGGTGCCGGCGATCGAGATGCTGCGCTGCGGGGTGATGCCGCCGCCGAACGCGGCCAGCGTCGAGCGGTTCAGCTCCAGGTAGGTGTACGGCGGCGCGTACCGCGGGTTGCCCCACAGGATGTCCGCGCTGGGGATCACGGTGCCGCCGCTGGTCACGACGGGGATGTTGACGGTGACGTCGGCCAGCTCGGCCGCATCGAGCCACAGCCGCCACGGGTAGGCCATCTGGTACGACGGCCAGTCCCAGGAGACGGTCTTGTCCTCGGGATAGAACCGGCGGTGGCACAGCCCCTCGACCGAGTCCCGGGCGGAGTCGATGGCGCGGTCCACCTGGTCGTCATTCCAGGCAGCCTGCTTGACGTCAAGCGCCCGCCGGACTTCAGAGCGCGTGCAGTATGCAGGCAGAACTAGCGCCATCCTGGACCTTGCTTTCTCGCCCGAGTACCGCTAATGCGGTGGGACTGGCTATGGCCAGCATAGACAGGTCTAGACCAAAGGTATAGACCAATGATCAGAGCAGCGGCGGCTTGACCAGCCAGGCGTCCGGCGCGAGCGCCTGCACGGCCCCGGTGCCGTCCCACTCGGCGAACCACTGCTGCAAGCCAGGGCCGGTGAAGCCAGACGTATCCAGATCGGCGTGGTAGTTGCCCTCGGAGTCCCGGACGATCGGGGACGACGGGGCGGTGATCACGGTGGTGGCGCCTGCGTCCTTCTTGTACTTCAACACGATCGTCGAGGGATCGGTCGCGGCCCCGGCCTCGTTGACGAAGGCCGCGCTGGTGGTGACCAGCGACCCGGATTCATAGATAGTCAGGCTCATGGCTTCCTCCCGGTGGTGACCCTGCCGCCGCCCGGCTTATCCGAGGCGCTGGCGCTGGGACCGGACCTGGACACGGCGGGCCCGGCCGATACTGAGCTGGCGCTGGCTGACGATGCCCGCCTGCCTGCAGATGCTGTCCCGGCCAGGTGATTGACGGTCGAGACAGAACCG